CCTACTGTAGATGAAAAATTCCTTAAATGAGAGAACCAAGTTTTTGCAGGCGAATGCAAAACGCTTTTTGACGGTCGAAAAATTTTTTCGTTGACAAAAAAATAAGCCCACAGATACCCGTGAGCCCCGAAAATAAAGAAATGCGGGAGATTATTGCTCTTTTATTATAACACGGGAAGGGGCCATTTGTCAATGACTAATGAGCTTTTAGTTCAACTTATTGGACAGGGTGAAAACGATGAACTTCTTCCGCTCCTTTGGGAGAAAATGCGGAAGTATTATCGTGGGGCATCAAACACTTATTACAGCCAGCACATTGACATATGTAAGCGGCATTCAATTACTGCCGACGACCTCTTCCAGGAAAGCTACTTTTCGATGTTGGAAGCAATTAAAGATTTTAACAGAAGTTTTGAGAATCATCAAGAATCAAAATTTAGCGTTTTTTGTAAGTTTCCTTTTCAGAAAAGAGCGGATTCTTTGGTGGGTATAAGGGCAAACAGTGAGTTTGCAAAGGAAGAGCCTTTAAATAATGTCAGTAAATCCTTAGATGCACCGGCAACTACAGAGAATGGGAGTGATACAGATTTCGTAGAAATACTTCGTGACGATCAAGCAGAGAATGCAGCAGACGAACGGTATCGTAAGGCAGAAACCGAGTATCATTCCGAGTATGTTCGTAAGTTGGTAAAAAAAGTTCTTTCAGGTAACAAAGAGCTCGATCGTCAAAGGGAAATTATTATACGAAATTATTTTGGCGGCGAAACATTGCAGCAGATTGCTGATAGTGAAGGGGTTCCAAAATATGTGATTTCGCACATTAAGAAAAAAGCCATGGCTAAACTAAGGAACTCACATTTTTCTTCAGATTTTGTACAATGTGAATATCAACATTTAGGCGTTTCTGCTTGCCTGCGCGATGGATCTATTGTTGAAAGAATAGTAGAACAGCGTGAAGCAATGCAATATAGAAATAAGCTGATTGCCGAAATCACAGAAGCCCTGTCAGGAGATGAAGACTTCTCAGAATTTGATGTGGCTAAAGCACCGAAACCTTCATTTTCTCAAAGTGAAAAAGATGAGGCTGAAAAATATGATATGTTGCTGAAAGAAGCAGTTCAGCGAAAACCACTTAGGCTTTCTGAGATTGGGAAAATTCTTTGCGATATAATGGATCTTAACTTGTTTATTATTCTCGGATACAAAACAATGTCTGAGTATATAGAGATTAAATACCACAGAAGCTGGTATTCGTTTCGTGAATTTATACGGAAATATCTTAAGTACAAAGAGATTACTCATAATGATGAAGAGGTAATGCGAAAACTTGACGACTTAGGAATTGAAAAACTTAAATTACTTCTGAGACTTGATGACAAAAGGCGTAATGAATTCATTGATAGCGGTTATGCTTTATCTACTCCTACACGACAACTTGAGAAAGAAATACGAGCATTAACCCGAAATATGGTAAATTCCGATAACGAGGATGGTGACAATGAAGAAGACGATTAAAGGGGTCGATTATCTTGGCAAGACCGTCTAAGCCGATCGCTATGATCGAATCCGAGGGTAAGACACATCTGACAAAGGCTCAGATCGAGACAAGAAAGAACGCCGAAAGTGGATTGCTCAGCAATAAGAAGCTCCAGGAGCGTAAGGAAGTAAAGGATAATAAGATCGCTCACGCTGAATTCCAGCGAGTTTCCAAGCTTATGAAAGCTATTGGAAAAGACGATGCTCTTTACAGCTCCGGGATCAATACATACTGCCTGCTTTATGCGGAGATCGGAGAGCTTCACGAGCAGATGAAGATGCTTGATGAAACGGCAGATATGATAAAAACGACTTTTGAACGGCTGGTTGATGATCCCGAATGCTCGATAGAACCCAGCGAGATCATATCATTTGAAAAATCCTTGACCAGACTCGTATCACAGCGGCTGAACATCAGTTCTATGATCGACAAGAAACGCAAAATGATGCTGGAAATCGATAAGGAGAATGTGATGACGATCTCGGCGGCGCTGCGATCTATCCCGAAACAGCCGGAGAAGAAAGAAAATCCTCTTATGGCAGCGCTGTTAGGAGAGGAGGGCGAATAAAGCACCGTACACCCCTCAAATTCGACCTGTACGGCGTTTTTGAGCATATGGTAACGAAATTACCCTATTAGAATCATAAACGCCTAAAAACGCTGTTTGTGACACTGATAAAAAATGTTTTGCAGGCGCCTGCAAAAAAAAACTGATAACTATAACGCACGCTTCCCGGTATGCGTTATTTTTATACCAAAATCCAAAGAAAGGAGGAAAAGGAATGAGCTACAACACCAAGAACTACACCGAACAGGGCGGAGATGTCACCCACATCGGCGGAAAGCTGATAATCGAGGATGGCGCCGAGGTCGAGGGACTTGTACAGACTCCCGCACAGAAGATCGCAGCGAGTACAGCTACTACGGTAGCCGGTCTCAAGGACGACTTCAACAACCTGCTTGATGCGCTCGGCATCAAGGCAACCGAGTAAGCAAGGCTTTACGCTTTGACTATAATTCAAACCACAATGGAGGTAAAAAACATGCACAAGAACAGAATACCCGAATTTCGTGCAACGCCTAAGAGCCTTGCCGAACAGCGCGCGGATGCTCTTTCCGAGATGCAGTCCATTCTTGACAAGGCAAAGGAAGAGACCCGTCCAATGACCGATGAGGAAACAAACCGCCTCGATGAGCTCGAAAAGAATGTTTCCGCTATCGACAAGTCCATGGAGAAGGAAAAACGTGCGCTCGATGTGCTCAAGACAGCGGCACCCGTCGAGACAAACGACGCAGAACCCGACGCTGAACCCGCTCAGAAGGGCGATGTTCCCGAATCAGAAAAGCGTGCTTTCCTGAGAGCCGTTGATAATCTCATGGAAAAGCGTACCGGTGAGCAGAACTTCGACATGGGCAACAATGGTGCGATCATTTCTCAGTCTATCGCTCAGCGTATCATTACCGAGGTCAAGGAGATGTGCCCTATCCTCGCAGGATGCACAATGTATGCTGTTAAGGGCACACTTAAGGTTCCTGTATATGGCAATAAGAAGATCGACGGTGTGGATCACAACATCACAGTCGGCTATCAGACCGAGTTCAACGAGATCACAGCCGATGCAGGTGCATTCACTTCTATCGACCTTACAGGCTATCTCTGCGGTGCACTTACTCTTATCGGCAGATCGGTGATAACAAACTCCGAGATCGACGCTTTTGACTTCATCATATCCGAAATCGCAAAGCGTATCGCTCTGTTCATTGAGAAGGAGCTTCTCACAGGTTCAGGTGCCGCAAATCATCACTGCACAGGCGCTCTCTCGACCACAAATACGATCAACGCCGAGAGCATATCTTCGATTTCGGCTGACAAGCTCATCGAGCTCCAGGCTAAGGTTCCCACAGTTTTCCAGACGAATGCAGGTTGGACAATGCACCCGACAACATTTACTGCACTCAGGAAGCTCAAGGACAGCACAGGTCAGTATCTGCTTCAGCAGGCCGGCGGTATTACGAACGAGTTCCCGTACACACTTCTTGGCAAGCCGGTACATCTTTCGGACAATATGCCTGTGGTCGCTTCCGGTGCGAAGGCGATCCTTTACGGCGATTACAGCGGTCTCTCCGTGAACATGCGTGAGAACATCGAGATTCAGGCTCTCTACGAGAAGTATGCAACACAGCACGCTATAGGTCTTGTTGCTTGGTTCGAAATGGACTCCAATATCACTGAGCCTGACAAGCTCGCTGCTCTCGTGATGTCTGTAACGGCGGGTTAAGTTATGAAGATAAGCGAGGTTACAATTCAGCAGGTGTGTGACTACTGCGGTGTGTCGGACGTTGATGAGAAGGAAATGATCGTCTCTGCATATATGGACTCCGCAAAGGCTATGATCTCAAGCCATACGGGGCTGAGTATCGCAGAACTCGATAATCACGATGACCTCGTGCCCGTGTACCTCGTTCTTATCAATGAAATGCATACCAACAGGGATTATACGGTCGAAAAAGCCGAATTAAATCCTATGGTAAAGCAGATACTTGCCCTGCATTCGGTGAATTACTTATGACGTTCGACAAGAAAATACGACTCCTTAAACTCAAAAAGCAGAACGGCAGCGGCGGCTATACGGAAGAAGCATCGAAAAGCATCTGGGCTAATGTCCGGGATATCGGTGTTACGACCAAATATACAGCCGTCGCCGCAGGGCGTAATGCTGAAATTCAGGCAATATGTCACCGCTCTGAATTTGAAGCTGACAACTATACACATGTTGAGTTCAAAGGCAAGACATACCGCATTGAGAGCACTGGAGCCGCAGACACAATAAGGCATATAAAGCTGATACTTGCGAAAGGCGGATAATATGATCGATGTTACCGAAAAGGTGAATGACGTTCTGAGCGCGGTGTTCGATAATTTCTACAACGGAATGCCCGAATTTGCCGATGATGAAGAACCGGAAGCTTATGCCGCCTATTTTGTCAGAGAAAAGCCCGATAATTTCGCAAGCGGCATTTATCATGCCAAAAGTTACTGGGTATCGGTGAGCATCATATCTCTTGCATACGACCGCGAACTGTATGAACAGACAGAAAAAGCCTTTACACACGCAGGCTTTATTTACGCCGGCGGGACAGATGTAAGCGGATATGAGCGCTCAAGCGCATACCCGCACAGATACCAGTATTCACAGGAATACTTAATTTCAATAGATTTGGAGGAATAAAGCATGTCTCTTGCACATGGAAGACCTGCGGTCAGCACAGACCGCTTTGCAACCGCCATTCTTCTTGAAGACAGCGGTAACAACCTCTCCTATGGAGATGTTGAGGAGATCGAATCCGATCTTATAACTATCAAGTACACCCCTAAGATGAACAGCGCTCAGATGTACGCTTCCGGTATAGCGGTCGAATCTTATGTCGCAAAGTCCGGCGGTACTCTCGATGTTACTGTTGTAGGACTTACAGCGGCAGAGGAAAAGAGCTATTTCGGCGCTACACTTCTTACCAACCACAACAACCTGCTCGTTGAGAACAAGGATGACTATGTACCCGACAGAATGGTTATCTGGTCTACGATCCGTTCCAACGGTCACATCAACCTTTACAAGGTCATGAAAGCGAAGTTCACCTCTCAGGGTGAGGAAGCAAGCACATCCGACGACAGCGGCGTAAAGTTCAACGGCACATCTCTGCAGGCAGAATATAAGGCGCTTATCAACAGCGGCGATATTATGTTCTCCGAGAAGGACGTCGATCCTACTACCGAGGCGGGTGCGGCTCTGATCGCTCAGTGGTTCGCTACCGCTCTTGGCGGACTTGTTATCACCGGCTCGGTGGATGACGACAGCACAGCACCTGTTGTAACTGCAACAGGCGGTGAAAACCAGATCGCACTTTCCTGGCCTGCAATCACGGATGCCACCAAGTATTCTGTAAAGCGTTATGACAGCGGCACACTTACAGTACTTACCAACGACCTTAACACTACAACATACACAGATACGGGTCTTACAGCCGGAACGGCTTACACATATCTCGTTCAGGCTTATGTTGACAGTGTATGGTCGTCTTCTGCGTCTTCTCATCTGGTTACAGCAACGACAGAATCCGCATAACAGCGGTTTCTTACAAACGAAGGAAGGAACGGGGCAACGGTCCCGTTCCTGCTTCTATTTCTGAGGTGAAATATGTTCATAGAAATGAAAAAGCAGCGGTTTGACTTTTCTGTCGGGAAAGCAAAATTCTGGCTAAGATTTGATATACAGGCTTTTTATAACATCGAAGATTCGGGGTATGCCCCTTTTGATATAATTTCCCAATGTGATGACCCGAAAGCGGTAAGATGCTTTCTCGAAAACGGGCTTGCTGACTGGTATAACGAGCTCGAATACGACGAAAACGATATAGACGAATACGTTAACAGGCTTATGAGCGTCGAAGGCTTCCAGATGGAGCTTGTTGCTTACATACAAGCGGCTATAATGCTTGCACTTCCGCAGGTTGAAATGGGTAGCCGAAGGACACAAAGCGACAGCAGCTCATCCAATATACTCGGACTTATGACGGTTTTTGTTGATGTAATGGGTGCTTCAAAAGAAGAATTCATGAGCAGCACGATAAGAGAAGTGTCTGACCGTTGGGAACGGTACGCTGTATCAATGGGTTATAAGAAACCCGTTGAGCAGTTCAGCAAATACGATGATGATTGAGAGGTAATAATATGAAAATTGAGATCAGAAACGGTAAAGCGCATATTTCCGGATATGTAAACGCAGTCGGCAGAGACAGCAAAACGATCTGTTCTCCTTCGGGTGATTTCGTTGAAATGATCGAACCCGGGGCGTTTGCGGAAGCTCTCTCCCGTGCGAAAAATGTCGATATGCTCCTTAACCACGATGAAAATCGCCGACTGGCAAGCACATCCGGCGGCAATCTTACGTTGAAAGAGGATAATATCGGTCTGCACGCGGATTGTGAAGTCTCGGATCCCGAGGTCGTTGAGAAAGCAAAGAGAAACGAGCTGCAGGGGTGGTCTTTCGGGTTCTATGTCGGTGATTCCAGCTTCGAGCCTCGTATCAATGACATACCTCGCAGGCATGTAAAAAGCCTTGACATCTTCGAGGTATCTATTCTTGACAACCGAATGAGCCCTGCTTATGCCGGAACTTCTGTTGAATGCAGAGCGGATAAGAGTGTACTTGCCGAGACAAGAGCCAACGAGGATCCTGCCGAGGTCACCGAGATAAAAGAAATAAAACAGGATGCAAAACAGGAAGAATGGCAGAAGCGTATAAACGAGCTGAACATCAAATCCATGCAGGATAAGGTCGATGCTCTGAAAAAGGGTGCTATAGCATGAAATCAAGAGATAAAATGCGCTTGTGGTATAAACTTCAGAGCTTTTACTTCAGGCATGAAATATCGTCAAAGGTTGTCGGCGTGATTATCGGTGTCGCCCTGGGCTCTGCTATATCGTGGGGTGTGATCTGTCTTGCTGTATGGCTTATATGTTTATGCTTTGGCTTGACGTTCAACATCCTGCACGCCACAGGGATATGGATAGCATTATTGATAATAAAGGGCGTTTTTCGCTCGACGAAGTCAAAGGAGTGAAACAATGTTTAAGAAAAAAGCAGACATAAAGCCGGAAGTTCTGACTGTGAAGGATAGCAAAGCCGTCCAATATGCCAAGCAATGTATTGACCCGTTCAATCCTAAGGCTCCGAGGTATGTCAAGAAGCAAAGTGCGGCATGGCTCAAAATAGTTGAAGGCAAGGACCCCGACGCCTATGTCTGCGAGAAAACCTATCGAAAGATATGTAAAATACTCAAACTGATCATACATCCCGACGTGCAAAAGCCGCTGTATGATTGCATGGAACCGTATGCATGGCTGCTTATAACAGCTGTATTCTGCACCAAGACGAAAGATGGCTATCGGTATTATCATACAGCTTTGCTTGAAATCTGCCGCAAGAACTTCAAGACATTCTATTCGGCGGTCATCTTCATTATCGGTATGCTCACAGAGCAGAGGTTCGGACGGTATTTCTCCGTCGCTCCCGATCTTAAACTGTCCAAGGAGTTGCAGTCGGCTCTCCGAAAGATCATAAAATCGAGTCCATTGCTATGTGCCGATGACGTGTTCAAACCTATGCGTAATGAAATACGGTGCGTACTAACAGACAGCGAATATATACCGCTTGCGTACTCGGAAGATAAAATGGACGGTAAAATGGCAAATATCTTCCTTGCAGACGAAGCGGGACTGCTGGATGCATACCCTATTGAAGCTATGCGATCTTCTCAGTTAACGCTTCGCAATAAGCTCGGCATTATTATAAGCACGCAGTACCCGAATGATAACAATGCCATGCTTGAAGAGATAGACTACGCAAAGAAGGTACTTGACGGCTTCTCGGACGATAAGCGGTACTTTTCGCTATTGTATGAGCCGGATATTGAGCTCATTTCCGGTGACCAATGGCAGACAAACGATCTCATCATATATCAGTCTAATCCGGTAGCCTGTGATTACGACTATATCTTTGAAGACCTGCTGAAAAAGCGCAGAATGGCTATCCTGTATGAAAGCAAGCGGGAAAACTACCTCTGCAAGCATAATAACATCATGTACAAGTCCTTCGGCACCGAAGGATATATCGATGTAACAAAAGTGCAGGAATGCAGTATACAGGAAGATTTGTCCTTCTGGCGGGGCAAGCGTGTATGGCTCGGTCTCGATCTGTCGCTTTCGGAAGACAACACCGCTGTAGCAATGGTCACAAGGGTCGGCGAAACGGTATTTGCAAAAGTGTGGGGATTTATTCCGACGAATCGCATTGACATCAAATCCGAAAAAGAGAAAGTCGATTACCGGCGGCTCATTCGTGAGGGCGTATGCTTTGACTGCGGAGATGAAGTCGTTGATTATCGCTTTATCGAGCAGTTTATCCTTGATTTGCCGAGAAAATACGGCGTGAAAATAATGCAGGTCGGATATGACCGTTGGAATGCAACATCTACAGTTCAGAAGCTCGAAGCCGAAGCTATAACCTGCGTAGAGATACGCCAGCATTCGAGCCTTCTGCACAAACCTACAAAACTTCTCAAAGAAAAGATACTCTCGAAGATGTTCCGGTATGACGCAAACCGTCTGCTTGAGATAAACTTCTCAAATGCACGATGCACCGAAGACACCAATCTGAACAAATATGTTAACAAGAAGAAGTCAGCTGGAAAAGTCGATCTCGTTGTTGCTCTAATAAATGCCATGTATCTGATACAGCAAAATATGGAAAGCGGCGGCTGGGTCGTTCAGAGAATCAAACTGTGAGGTAAATTATGGGATTATTCAAAAGACGTAAAGAAAAGAGAAACGATAACAGCGGGACCGTATCGTTTGAGGACGGTCTTCTTACCGCAATGCTCGGCGGAAGCAGTACGATCACGAAAAGACAGGCTTTGCAGATACCGACAATTGCCGCTTGTGTGAACCTTATAGCTGACCGCATATCGTCGCTCCCAATAAAGCTGTATCAGGAAACAGATACCGAGGTCAAGGAGATAAGAAACGACAAAAGGCTTGAACTGCTCAATCACGATACCGGCGATACGATAAACGCTACGGAAATGAAGCAGCTCTGGATCTGTGATTATTTCCTCGGCAAAGGCTCATACACTTATATCGAGCGAAATATGTTCAATGAGCCGATAGGACTTTATTATGTCGATGAAAGCCGTGTAGCGATAGCCCCGGGCAATGACCCGATACATAAAGCCTATGCGATACAGGTAAACGGCAGAACATACTTTCCTTATCAGTTCCTTAAGATACTGCGTAAATCAAAGGGCTTTGGCACAGGAACAAGTATAATCGCCGAAAACCCGCTTATGCTTGCGATTTATTACAACACCATGCGGTTCGAGAATACGAACATACGCAAGGGTGGTAATAAGCGAGGCTTCCTCAAAGCGGATTCCACGGTCGGAGACGATGAAATGAAGACGCTCCGTGAATCGTGGCGCGATCTGTATGGCAATTCCGAGAATTCAGACAGTGTTGTAGTACTGAACAGCGGAATAACATTCCAGGAAGCCAGCTCCACGAGCGTAGAATTACAGCTGAACGAGAACAAGCAGACGAACGCTGCCGAGATATGTAAGCTGTTCTGTGTCCCTCTGGACGTCCTGAACGGTAAGGCAAGCGAGGCTACCATATCACAGTTCGTTCAGAACTGCCTTATGCCGCCTATAAATAAAATCGAAGCAGCACTCGATCACGATCTGCTGACAGAGGCTGAGAAAGCGGCTCATTATTACTTTGCCTTCGACACATCAGAGCTTACAAGAGGCGATTTTGCAAGCCGCATGAATGCGTATGCGGTAGCTCTGCAGAATAATATCTACCAGCTCGATGAGATACGCGAAATGGAAGACAAACCGCCTCTGAACTTCAATTATATGAAGCTCGGGCTTGATACTGTCCTGCTTGATCCTAAGACCGGTCAGATTTACACTCCGAACACGGATAAAACTTCTGTATTAAGTTCTGCTACAGGCTTGACAAAAGAAGAAATACGTGGTATTATGATGATGGTCGAAGAAAAGCGACAGGCTGTATTCGGCGAAGGTCATAAAATCGTTGATAACGTTCCGGACGGAAACGGCGGCGGCGGAGCAGGCGGTAACTCGGAGTCCAATCACGCAATGGCATCAGCAGGTGGATATACACCTGACTTTAGCAACTATGAAATATCCGAGGATTCGGAAGGAGTTAAACGCATTAAAGAAAAGATTGTATCTAAATTGGGAATTCCTGAAAAAGATGTTAATCTTGACGGTCTAAAAAACGCCGAAGCTCTTGAACCGCTTGTAGACAGAATGGTAAAAATCAAGAATGAGACAGGTATGTCATTCCCGCCTTTTCAGACTTCAGAGGTAATAAACGGAGATATAACTTGTATTGCGAATTTTAGAAGTTCGGAAGGTACGAATGGTATTTTCTATATTTCAACGAATTATTTTAACAGCAAAGAGGCATTATCCGATACTTTGAGGACAAGGGCAGACAGGAAAGAAATGCCTTCTAAAGCTCGGACTATTGCCTATGTAGCTGAGCACGAAACAGCACATATGAGATACCATAAAGTTGATATTCAAACACCTGAAGCTAAAAAAATACACCGAGAATTCCTCAAAACATCTCACAGGAATATAAATGATACCAATATTGATGAATTCTTTACCGATAGTGTGGCTTGGTTCAGGACTTCACCAAAATCAACACCGAAAGCTATGATCGAGGCTGTAGAATACCTCGATAGAAATGTGAAAGGAGATTAAATGTATGCGTGCACCGTTTTGTTTGAGATGTAAAAATTTTATCGGATACGATGACATATTAGATGCTGATACATGGAAGTGCTCTGCTTTTCCAGATGGCATTCCCTACGAAAGATATTCTGGTATAAACGATGACAACTGTCAGCATTGCAACAATGGTATAGGCTTCGAACAGACAGAACCGGATCAGGATAAAACCGCTTGAGAAATCGAGCGGTTTTCATTTTGCACGCGAATGCAGAAAACGAGGTGAGAAGAATGGAAATAACTGATGCAAAGCCCTGTCCGTTCTGTGGAAAGAGTCCGAGTGTAAGTTGGTATGACAACGGCAAGTATACAATCGAATGCATCAAATGTAAGGTGATAATGGGCGTAAAAATCTATGGCGGCGTATATCTCGACGACGGTTTGGAAATGTTTTTCGACACAAAAGACGAAGCTGTTTCAAGCTGGAATGCTCGTGATAATACATAAAGGAGCTTTTATGAGAATCAATTATGATTGTATGCGGGATATCCTGCTTGAACTTGAAGACAAGCCGTTCTATGATGAGCATCTTGAGATATGTTCACCGGGCGAAGATGAACTTATCAAAACTCTTGACAAGTATTCCCCTCAGGAGCTGATGTATAGTGTCAGGAAACTTGTACAGGCGGGTCTTATCAAAAGCAATGTAATACTCGGATATGAGATAACCAACAAGGGGCATGAGGTTCTGGGATTCATTCGTAACGATATCCTGTGGGAGCAATTACGGGTATGTGCAGAGCCGTATGTGTCGTGCTCGCTTGATATGATCCTCGATGTGCTCAAAGAGAACGTGAAAAGCCTTATTTATGTAAATATCCCACCGAAAGCCGGTGACTACTATGACGGATGATTTCATATCAATGGATCACGATGCGCTGCTTCGGGAAATTGCGAAGCTTGACAGGAAACTGGCTTCAATGGAAAAGAACGTAAGCAATGAAATAATGGACACAGTTCTTAAAGAAGCTGCCGGACAGCTCAAAGACGAACAGAAGCGGATCCTGTCTACTGCCCCTACCGAGGGTATAAGAAGCCTCTCTTCCGATCTGACGGTCTGGAAGGATAACAGCTCAACATCTTCGAAAGTATCCTATCATGCCGGTTATCCTGAAAGTAAGATCGGTACCGGTCCCGGAAAAAGCATAAAATACTTTGTGGTCGAATTCGGCAGACCGGGCAAAAGGGGCAAAGCAAAAGACAGTCTCGGCCGCCGCATAGGAAGAGTCAAGCCCTTTTCCCATATTCGAGCCGCCTGGTTTCTCAAAAAGGATTCCATCAATCGCTTCATTGCTCAGCGCGTAAGTGATGAAATACAACGGCGCTGGAACCAGTAAATCAGAGCAGAACACATTCTGGGATCTCCCAGCTTTCACGAAAGGATATAAAATGACGGAACCAATAATGATAAGCCTGTCTGACTTGTGGCAGTTCTTCCTTTTAGGTGCCGGCGCGATCATCACATTGTCAAGTGCCGGGGCAATCATAGCAAACATCATACACAAAGCCAAAGCACCTAATCAGAAGCAGGATGAACGCCTGACAGCCTTGGAAGAGGACGTAAAGAAAATAGAGCAGCGGCTTGAGCTCGGGAATAAACGCTTTGAGTCCGATGCTGACAAGATGTTTTCACTTGAGCATGCTATGAAGGATTCGATCAAAGTCATCATTGAGAGCTTGCAAGCGCTTACAGCTCATGCAATAGACGGTAATAATATCGATCAGCTCAAACGGATCGAGCGATCACTTAACGACTATCTCATTGATAAGATATGAATCATACGGATGGCTTCGAAGACCTTGACAAAAATCATAAAATGAGATATAATGTGCGTACACAGCCTCTTGCAGGCAACCAATAATATGCAATGCTCCTTGCGAGCCAAGAGAAAGCTCTATCTTCGGATAGGGCTTTCTTTCATTTAAAGATGTGCGTAAAAACAGCCTCGTTCCTTCATGCCGGACGGGGCTGTTTTTCTGTTCGGTTTTTACGCACAATTATACGCACAATTGAAACCGAATACGGCTGAATAGCGCCGAATTGTAGCTGTAAAAATGCGGGATTGCGCTTGACAAAAGGGGCGAAATATTATATTCTATCAAAATCAATGTGGCTTAACCAAGCCGTTTGTGCCTCTTATACGCACATTTTACACACAATTCACAACTCTTGTCAGTTTACCCATTTCACTCTTCAAAGAGTTAGGGTTCGTCTTGGCGTATACATCCAATGTGGTCTGAATTCTTGCGTGACCTATAATTTTTTGAAGCTCCTTCGGGTTCATTCCTGCGGCGACGGAAAGCGTGGCGAATGTATGCCTTGTGCTGTGAGGTGTAAGATGATGTTTATCTTGGAATGTTATTACGCCCTTATCTGATACTGTCGCATTTATCATACCCAGCTCGATCAGAGGTATATAGAAATACTTGTTTCTGAATGTCGTAGAAGTCACAGAAAACAGTTTGCCGTTCGGGTCTGCGTTATCGACCATATCCGACACAAATTGTTTGATCTCGGGTATCGCCGCCGGAAACGGTACCGTTCTGTCCTTACCGGCTTCGGTCTTTTCGCCGCCGATCATGTATCCTTCTTCAAAGTGTATATTCTCTACTCTGAGATCGAGCACCTCACCGATGCGGAAACCGGTGTAGATCATCACAAGGATTATCTGAATACGGGGATCCTCTGCGTGCTCCCAGAGCGTTTCAAGCTGCTCATCGGTGAATATCACCTTTTCAGCCTTTTCGTTCTTAGGCAGTTTCATGAAGTCCGCATAATTCTTATCAATAATATCATTCTCCATGGCATATTTACACAACTGTTTTGCGAGAACTCGCACATGATATGCGGAAGCGTATGACCCCTTTATATTGTCCACGATCATTTGCAGGTGGGCCAATCGTAATTCGGACATCTTTATATTCGCGATAGGTTTGAACTTGTTCCAGTTCGACTTGAACTGTCTTGTGGAAACCTCGCTAATGTTCCGAAAATGCGTCTCAGACCACAGATTATACACATCTTCGAGAGTAGCATTGTACAGCTCCGGTCTCCCGTTCTTGACGTAGTTATCAATAGCCTGTTGAGCTGCCTGCATCAAAGGGAACGATCCCAAGTATTTGCGCTCCGCTCCGCTGATCGTAGCGGGAGCATACGCACACCAAGGCTTTTTCTTGTTCCTTTTGTCAAAGCGGACCGTTCCCGATCCCCGTGCCCTCTTGTGTGTACGGGACTTTTTCTTAACGACCTGCTTTTTACCACAAATCTTGCAGTAATTCGAGCCGTCGTCGATCTCGTTCTTGCATTTGCAGCATAACATAAAAATACCACCTCCGTGATCTACAGCAGCACTTCGCGGCGAATAAACAAAAATCGCCTCGGAATGTTGACAAATCCAAGGAGATGTGGTATAATAAGACCGTCTTAGGGTGTTGGTTTATACCACATCTACGCATTAAGTCCTTCATCAGGTGCGAACTGATGAGGGGCTTTTTTTATTATACAGAATACAAATTGTTTTGTCAAATCATTTTAATACTACGAACTTTTTGGCTTTATATATATCGGGATGTTTCTTTTTTAACTCACCGAGTGTCATTCGCGTGGGTTGAATAATAATCTTAGAATCTAAAGTGTTTACTTCAAAATTCACCATTACAGGTGTTGAATCGTCAAACTCAACCAATGCCGCTTGAGAGACGGACGATAACATGTCGGCTTCATTGCCTATATAAGGTTGCTGATATTTTGGGAGATATGAAAGCCCCTTTGCACTATCAAGCAAAGCTGTCTGTCCGTCAGTGTTCATCTTAATCATTATCTCAACTATGTCCATTAGGGTGTTTAGACCATTGTTGTCGAGCGCTAAAAGCATAAGAACAATTTGACATGCAATCTCAGTATTAATATCGGGTGAACATCGTTTTTTTAGGAACTTAAATAAAATTTCTCTATCTTTATTCAGTTCTTCCAAAAATACATCTGATTCTTTATCCCATGCTTCATCGTCTGTCCAACCTAGCAACTCTGCAGGAGACATTTCCAGTACATTAGCAATTATAGTCAATTTATCATAAGGGATAGTCTTGATTTTTCCGGATTCATAGCGTTGCATGGTAGCTTCTGTTATACCGGCTTTTTCAGCAAGCTCTTTTAACGTTATTTTAAGTTCTTTTCTTCTTGAATAGATTCGTTCGCGACAATTCTGCAAACTAATTTCTGTTTTTTTCATATCAATCATCTCCTTCCTCTATAATAGTATTATAGCACAATGTTACGCATAATGCAAGAGAAATCCAAAAAATTTTTGAAAAACTTTCGCAAAAAGTATTGACAATAACAAAAAAGTATGATATTATAAACTTACGCAATAAGTAAGTTTGGAGGTGAACACATGTATAGAGTTGATACTATTGCTTTGCGCAAAATGATGCTTGATAGGAATATCACTACTATTTGTGCTCTATCAAATCGCTCAGGAGTCGGAAGGGACACACTTGGACGCATTATTAACGGTGAAATTGTCCCGTCTACAAAAATAATGTATCAAATAGCCGAAGCTCTTGAAATGACCGCAAATCAAGCAGGAGAGTGTTTTTTTGCCCAAAAACTTACGCAAAACGTAAGTCGTGGAAAAGAGAAAGGTGATAATGATGGCGAGAAAACCGAGGCTTAACCTGTCAAAGGAGGTGAAACAATGAACATCGGAGAAAACTTAAGCGTACCCCTGCTGAAGAACGAAACACCAATGTCGCTGTACGTCAACATGATCACCGGCAGGTACAGACGTAAGCACAAAGGCTTCAAGGGTTTTGCTCTTCGTGGACGCTGTAAGAAAAAGAAGTAACAAAGGAGGAAGAACTATGTTTTGCTGGAGTGGAGGAGACCACAAATACGCCACGGAAGACACATACAAGGTGCTGGATGCTATTAATAAGTATTTCAACGAAATGGCTCTCTGGTCTTGCCATCATTGTGATACTGACCCTAAAGAATACCTTCCGGGGCTTGCCAAATGGCTGAAAAAAGAGCTGTCCGAATATATAGATGCAGAACTCAAGAAACATCTGCACTTTATAGATTCAGACAGCGTAAATGAAGAAAAGTGAGTTACAGCTTCCTACGACTGTGAACCACTTCGACACACGAAACTCGGTAAGAATATTCGTGCTCGGTTTCTGATTTTGAGATGTCGGTGATGCTTATGTTGCATTCAACACGCCCATTTTCACCGTGAATATTGTTCCTACCAATATTTCCGGTTTTCAGTAACGGTGACAGAGATGAGGAGATCACATCGCCGATTCTGTAATGATTGGCTACTGTGGTCTCTAAAGTAAAGCAACTCAATTCACTCGATTTAAACTCAAAATCGTTATCTCGCATAATACCACCCCCTTTCAAGTGGTATTACGAGAATTATAACACAAAGACTATTATAAATCAAGAAAGGAATGCTTATGGAACAGAAAAGAAACCCGCCCCGTGAAGATGTACGGCGATACTGTATCGCAAATGACCTGTTCAAGGGCGGAACCAACGATCAGTACGAGCGTATGTTTGATATGCTAGATCGGCAGATGCCGATACACGACATTGCAACGGTAATATGGGTCTGCTCTCCGGACACGGACAAGCACGCGGCAGAGATCGAACGGGATCTGATAGCGATTGCCGAGGATCACTACAGTATCGGCAGCGGAAAGGCAGGTGATAATAATGCAGATACGCACAACCCCGATATGTGCCCGTGACAGCCCCGCAGACGCACACACAGCACGCTACAGCAGCATGGCACAGCAGATTAACGACAAGGACGATACGACGCACACAGAGCCGTTCAGAGCGGTTCTCGAACGCACGATGAAAGGCGGTAGCTATGCTAAAGATTATAAAGGTTAAGGATGCCGTCACCCGCCTTCGTGAATGCGGCATGGACACCAATGTACAGCGCGTGGAAGCGGCATTACGGCAAGGCGGGATCTACCCGTGGGGGGCAGCAATACATATGGATAAACAGTATGTATATGAGGTCTACTCGGTGCTTTTGGAGCGCTGGATACAGGAAAGGAGCGATGTAATATCATGACCCGTAAACAGTACATAGCATTTGGGATATTTACAGCTGCACTTGCGGCTCTGATCTACATAATGCCGCCGGTCACTGAGTGGTCACCGCTGGCGGGGGCAATCCTCGGCGTGATCTTGCTTGCAATTATGACAATATGCGTATTTCGAGGAGGATTAACAGATGTCTCCGGAGAATAAAAAAGAAGCCCCACAGATAAATCCGCAGGACAAAAACATAAATATTCACAAGAACATAATAACAGAAAATAGCGAATTTGTCAAGAGGGAGCTTGTCGTTGACAACTTCGCCGGGGGCGGCGGTGCTTCCACAGGCATTGAACAGGCTATCGGGCGGAGCGTTGACATAGCGATCAACCACGACCCTGACGCGATAGCGATGCACAAGGTAAATCACCCTAAGACGAAGCATTACTGCGAAAACGTCTGGGATGTTGACCCGAAGGAAGCGTGCAACGGCCGCCCGGTCGGTCTCGCGTGGTTCTCTCCGGATTGCACACACTTCTCCCGTGCAAAAGGCGGAAAGCCTGTTGACAAGAACATTCGGGGGCTTGCGTGGGTGACGCTGCGCTGGGCGTATGAAGTCAGACCGCGTGTGATAATGCTCGAAAATGTCCCCGAAATTCAGACATGGGGTCCTCTCGGAGCCGATGGCAGACCGATAAAGGAGAAAGCAGGGGAGACTTTCGATGCGTTCTGCATGATGCTCGGTAAATCGGGCTATCCGAGGAACAGACCAGCATTTCTCGAAATGTGCGAGGCACTGAACATATCTCCGGACTCGGAGCAGGCAAGAACGATCTCGGACGGGCTCGGATATGATGTGCAGTACAGGATCCTCAGATCGTGCGATTATGGAGCACCGACAACGCGAACACGGTTCTACATGATAGCACGGTGTGACGATGAACCGATAGTCTTTCCGGAGCCTACGCACGGCAAAGGCCGCACACCTTACCGGACGGCGGCAGAGATCATCGACTGGAACGTACCTGCAAAGAGCATTTTCGAGAGGGACAAGCCACTTGCGGAGAACACGCTGAAACGCATTGCACGCGGTATAAAGAAATTCGTTATCGACAATCCGGAGCCGTTTATCGTCGGAGATAATGCAGCTTCGATTATCCAGTACCACAGCGAAACTGCCGCCGATGAAGTCCGCGGTCAGGAGCTCACAGAGCCGCTTATGACAGTTGATACTTCCCCGCGGTACGCATTATCCGTCGCGCACATCATGAAGAACTACGGCGGCGGGTACACGGGCGCTGGAAGTGCCGCTGATGCTCCGCTTGATACGGTCACGGCGAAAGATCACAACGAGCTTGTAACGGCGCATATTCTCACGATGAGAAACCACATGGACGGTCAGAGGATAGATGAACCACTCGGAACGATCTCATGCAGCGGCGCTCATCACGCAGAGGTACAGGCTTTCCTTGTGAAATACTTTTCTACTGGTACAGCAAAACCCGTAACAGAGCCGCTTGACACTATAACTACAAAAGAGCGTTTCGGGCTTGTGACAATTCACGGAGAAGATTATATCATCACCGATATCAGAATGAGAATGCTCACGCCGAGGGAACTGTTCCGGGCGCAGGGCTTCCCTGAAAACTACATCATAGATCACGACAGCGAGGGCAGACCATACCCGAAGTCAAAACAGGTTGCTCGCTGCGGGAACGCGGTCACACCGCCGGTACCGTGTGCACTGGTAAGGGCAAATCTGCCGGAGATGTGCGGAGGTGAAGAACGTGCCGCAGGTTGAGTGCTACATAAAACCGTCATACCGTTTCACAGAGGTCAATCAATGGATGAAGGAGCTTCCGCTTGATACAAAGATCGAGATAGCGGTTGAGGTAATCGGCAGAGCGCTGAAAGCATGCAGACACATTCCAGCTATTGCATTTTCCGGCGGTAAGGACAGTGAGGTCGTCGCAGATCTGATCGAACGTTTCTATCCGGAAGAATTCAAAAAGGTACATTGCATTTTCGGTAATACGGGAATAGAGTTCCCGGAAAGTCTGAAATTCGCCCGGCAATACGGAAAAGAGCATTTCGGAGATAGATTTCACGAGACAAAGCTGCTCACACTGGAAGAAGATGAGCTGCGGTATGACTTTGCAAGAAAGATCGTACAGGAGCTTGACGAGCTCGGACAGCTTGACAGAATCCTCAAACCTGACGGAAAACTTAAAGGGCAAAAGGCACTTGTTGAAGCTGCAAAAGATCTTGGTTATCAGCTCGACCATACAAACTGCTTTTTTAAAGGGCATACGATGAATTTCTCATATTGCATCGAACAGTACGGTGCGCCGCTCCTCGGAAAGTCAGCGAGTAAACTTGACGCTCACCGGATCAACATTGAATGTTTTCTCAGATACTCTAAATCGGACAGCGAAAACGATATGACGCGCGAATACTACGAAATACTCCGGAAGTGCAAATTCTCACAGCACTGCTGCAAACTACTCAAAAAAGAGCCATCGGAACGTTTACAGTCTCAGCTGGGAGTAGATATGATCTTCAAGGGACTTATGGCAAGCGAGAGCCACAGCCGCATGACGAGTTTTGCGACCCGTGGACACATCTTCGAGAGTCACAGACCTCATATAACAGACGGTGCGTTCTGTCATGTTTCACCGCTCGGATTGTGGACTGATGATGATATCTGGGGATATATCCGGAAATACAAAATACCTTATTCTCCCCTTTATGATATCACCTATACCGATGACAGCGGAGAACCTCACCACATAAAGAGAAACGGCTGTATCATGTGCGGAACTGATATTCAATACAAGGATAATCACCTGTCGATACTCAGACAAACGCACCCGAAGGCGTGGGAAACGTGTATGGAGCGCTTTGGCTATCGTGAACAGCTGTACACACTATTCAAAATCAAGAAGAATATGAACATTTATGACAGTTTCACAGATGAGGGCACAAACGCCCGCCTGATAGAACGCTTCGGAGATGCACGGAGACTTTTGGATATGCGTCCATGTGCATTCGATGATTACGGTGAGCTCGTGGAGCTGGACGGAACCGGGATGGATAACGAATACGACGCAGAGATATTTCTCGATGCGAACGGACAGATAACACTAATTTGAAAGGATAGTAACAATGGCAACATTATACGAAATAAACGACCAGATCATGGCTCTCATAGATGAGGAGACCGGAGAAATAACGGATATCGAGGCTCTGAATGCCTTGCAGATCGAGCGTGATGAAAAGATCGAGAACATTGCACTCTGGGTTAAGAACCTCAAGGCGGACGCGGAGATGTACAAGGCGGAAAAACAGGCTTTCGAGGAAAAGCAGAAAAGAGCTGAGAAAAAGGCCGAGAGCCTCAGAAACTATCTTACCAATGTGCTCGGCGGTCAGAAATTCTCGACCGCTCGTGTATCGTGCAGTTTTCGCCCTTCCGAAAGCGTGAATGTGACAGATATGTCGGCTTTGCCGGAAGAATACAAACGCTATGCGGAGCCGACACCGGACAAGACCGCTATCAAAGCGGCTATAAAATCAGGAAAGGAGATAGCGGGTGCTGAAATAATTACAAGACAGAACCTGCTTATAAAGTAAAATGGGAATCAACATTGCTATCACAGGCGGACAAGTCGAACACCGTAAAAGAGTTGCTATATACGGCGTAGAGGGTATTGGCAAAACTACGGCAGCGGCACAGTTTCCGAATCCCGTGTTTATCGATCTTGAGGGCGGTACCAAGACTATGAATGTCGCACGCCTTACGAAGCCTACGGCATGGGAAGATCTTCTCGCCGAGATCAGATACGTTATTTCCAACAGACCGTGCAAAACGCTTGTCATCGACACCGTTGACCGTGCAGAAGAGTTGTGCATAAAGTTTATCTGCGAAAAAGGCGGAAAGAAAGGTATTGAAGACTTTGGTTACGGCAACGGCTGGGTTTATGAGAAGGAAGAATTCGAGCGCTTTCTTAAGCTTCTCGATGAGGTGATAGATGCTGACATCAATATAGTTATGATCGCTCATGCGGCTATTCGCAAATTCGAGCAGCCCGACGAAATGGGAAGCTATGATCGCTATGAAATGAAGCTTGGCAAAAAGACTACTAATCTGATTGCTCCACTGATAAAAGAATGGGCTGATATGGTGCTTTTTGCAAATTACAAGACTTTTTCGGTAGCTGCCGATGACAAGGGTACCAAGCATAAAGCACAGGGCGGTAAACGTGTTATGTACACATCACACAGCCCGTGCTGGGATGCAAAAAACCGTTACGGGCTTCCGTATGAAATACCCATGGATTACGATTCGATCCGGCAGATAATCGAAGATACGACAACCGCAACAGCGAATACGACAACTGTCCCTTCGCCTCAGGTCGAACAGCTTGCACCGGTTCAGAAAGCTCACCCGCGGGAAGCTCCCAAAGCTGAACAGCCGATGCCGGAAGTACCCGAACCGTCAGCTCGTGCAGAACCGGTAATTCCGGACGGTATTCCGCAGGCTCTTGCTGACCTTATGAGAACGAACAAAGTTTCAGAAGCGGATATACGGAAAGCAGTAGCCAGCAAGCACTACTATCCCGAAGATATGCCGATAACAGACTATCCGTCGAAATTTATAAACGGATGTCTTATCGGCGCATGGGACCAGGTGTACAAGATAATACAGGATGTAACATATCCTTTTTAATTCAATAAAAAAGCACGAAAGGAGATCGTAAACATGAACGATCAGAATAACGTAAATGAAGGATTTGCCCTTGACTGGGACAGCGAGATCGAACAGGAAAGCGAGTTTTTACTTGCTCCCGAAGGAGACTATGATTTCATAGTCACTGGCGTTGAACGTGCAAGGTATGAGGGTGGCACTAAGCTCCCGCCTTGCAACATGGCAATAGTTTCCATCAAGGTTACTACACGCGAAGGTGATGTCACTATCCCTCATAGACTTTACCTTCATAGTAAGACGGAAGGATTGCTTTCGGCATTTTTCATCGGCATCGGGCAGAAGAAACACGGCGAAAAGCTCCGTATGAATTGGCAGACCGTACCGGGGTCAACAGGAAGATGTAAGGTTGGGATCCGTAAATGGACCGATAAAGACGGAAATGAACGGCAGTCCAACGAAATCAAGAGATTTTTTGAACCGCCTGCAAGCGCAGTAAATCAGACCCCGCCTCAGACACCTGCTCAGGGCGGCGGCGTATGGAAGCCGGGATCGTTCTGATATTCAAATTACATAAATATCAAAGAATAGCGAAAGACAAAATTTTTCTTGAGTGGGAGCAGGGCAACACAAAAGTCCTGCTCGTACTCCCCACGGGCACGGGAAAAACTGTAGTCTTTTGCGCAATAGCCGAAGACTGTGTGCGCAAAGGCAAGCGTGTTCTCATACTTGCCCACAGAGGTGAACTGCTGGAGCAGGCGGCAGATAAAATGCTCAAAGTCACAGGAATCGGATGCTCGGTAGAGAAAGCTGAACAGTCCTGCATCGGTTCATGGTATCCTATCACGGTCGGCAGCGTACAGTCACTTATGACGGAAAAAAGGCTGTCCAAGTTCCCTCGGGATTATTTTGATGTGATCATTATCGATGAAGCTCATCATAGTACTTCCGACAGCTATCAGCGAATCCTTGAATACTTCAACGAAGCACTGGTGCTCGGTGTTACAGCTACGCCGGATCGCGGCGACATGAAGAACCTTGGTCAGGTATTTGACACTCTTGCCTATGAATATACCCTGCCCGAAGCAATCAGGGACGGTTATTTATCGCCTATAAAGGCGGCTACTATACCGCTCAAGATCGATATGACAGGTGTGGCGGTTGAAAAAGGCGATTACAAACCCTCGGACATCGATACAGCCCTTGATCCGTATCTTGACGCTATAGCTGATGAGATGCTCAATTATTGCAGTGACAGAAAAACAGTAGTGTTTCTGCCGTTGATAAAAACTTCGCAGAAGTTTCGGGATATTCTTCTCTCCAAGGGATTTCGAGCGGCAGAAGTCAACGGCAAGAGTGAAAACCGTGAACAGATACTTAAGGACTTTGCCCAAAACAAGTACAATGTGCTCTGTAATTCCATGCTTCTCACGGAAGGCTGGGACTGTCCGGATGTTGACTGCGTAGTCGTGCTCAGACCTACAAAGGTAAGGGCGCTATATTGTCAGATGGTCGGACGCGGGACAAGGCTCGCACCGGGCAAAGATCATCTCTTGTTGCTTGATTTCCTATGGCATACGGAACGGCACGAGCTTTGCAGACCGGCAAATCTTATATGCAAAAGCAATGATGTAGCACAAAAAATGACTGCAAATATTGCAAATGCAGGGGTTCCCGTAGATATAAGCGAAGCGGAAGTAACAGCAAGCGAGGAAGTTGTTGCGGAACGTGAAGCGGCACTCGCAAAACAGCTTGCGGAAATGAAAAAGCGTAAGCGTGCTCTCGTGGATCCTTTGCAGTTCGAGATGTCCATCCAAGCAGAAGACTTGTCGGGATATGTTCCTTCTTTCGGTTGGGAAATGGGACCGCCAAGCGATAAGCAAAGGCAGATGCTTGAAAAATATGGTATTTCTTCGGAAATGCTTGAAAATGCGGGAAAAGCGGCATTGCTGCTAAACCGACTACACAAGCGTAAGGATGCAGGGCTTTCCACACCTAAACAAATACGCAAACTTGAACAATTCGGCTTCCAGCATGTAGGAAAGTGGTCGTTCGAGGATGCAAAAAACATGATCTCACGAATTGCCGCTCTCGGTTGGAATCGGCTTCCGAACGGCGTTGACCCTAAGACTTATGTTCCGAAAGGATTAATCGATGGATAACAAATTAGACTTAACAGAAGCTCTTGAATACATATCACCTGCTTCACTTGATTACCAGGAATGGGTAAATATCGGAATGGCTCTCAAATTAGAGGGGTATTCTGTAACGGTCTGGGATGAATGGAGCAGAAGTGACAGTGATCGCTATCACCCGGGAGAATGTGAACGGAAATGGGAGACATTCAACGGTGCTTCCAGTCCTGTCACCGGGGCTACGATAGTAAAAATGGCAAAAGATAACGGTTGGCACGGCAGTTACGAACTTGATTGGGATGCTGAGATCGGCAGCGACAAAAAAGATGATCTCGTAGTCGTCAACAAGAACTGGATCGAAAGCAAAGAAATACATCCGCCGGCGGTCTGGGAGCCCGCACAGCAGATAATAACTTACATCAAATCATTGTTCTTTGATGACGATCATGTAAGCTATGTTGCAACAGCCTTTGAGGAAGACGGAAAATATAAGCCAAGCGGAAAGGGATTTGCTGACAGAACAGCGAAGCAGCTTATTTCAGCACTCGAAAAATGCAACAATGACATAGGTGCTGTATTCGGAGACTATAACCCTAATGCGGGAATGTGGGTGCGTATCAATCCCATGGACGGCAAGGACGTGAAGAATGTGAATGTTACAGACTTCCGTTATGCTTTGGTGGAGTCCGACAGCACCGACATCGAACGTCAGAACGCTATCATTCATGAGCTGGAACTTCCTGTTGCTGCTCTTGTGTACAGCGGCGGAAAAAGTATTCACGCTATCGTGAGAATTGAAGCTGCGAACTACGAAGAATATCGCAAGCGTGTAGATTATCTCTACAGCGTATGCCAGAAGAACGGTCTCGAAATAGACAAGCAGAACCGTAATCCTTCAAGACTCTCCCGAATGCCGGGTGTGATCCGCGGCGACAAAAAGCAGTTCATCATTGATACCAATATCGGAAAGCATTCATGGGATGAGTGGAAAGAATGGATCGAGAGTGTAAATGATGATCTTCCCGATCCCGAGAATGTCAGCGATATATGGGATAATATGCCGGAACTTGCCCCGCCGCTTATAGACGGTGTGCTCAGGCAGGGACACAAGATGCTGCTTGCAGGTCCTTCAAAGGCAGGAAAGTCTTTTGCACTGACGGAACTTTGCTGTGCGGTAGCTGAAGGTAAGGAATGGTTCGGCTTCAAGTGCACACAGGGAAAGATACTGTATGTAAACCTCGAGCTCGACCGTGCAAGCTGTATGCACCGTTTCAAGGACGTATATACCGCGCTCGGATATGCTCCGAATAACCTCAATAATATCGATATATGGAACCTCAGAGGTAAGACGATACCAATGGACAAGCTTGCTCCGAAACTTATTCGGAGAGCATCCAAGAAGAACTACATTGCCGTTGTGATAGACCCGATATACAAGGTCATAACCGGCGACGAAAACAGCGCCGATCAGATGGCACATTTCTGTAATCAGTTTGACAAGGTATGCACTGAGCTCGGATGCGCGGTGATCTACTGCCACCACCATAGCAAGGGGGCACAGGGCGGCAAGCGTTCTATGGATCGTGCAAGCGGCTCGGGCGTATTCGCCCGTGACCCTGATGCACTCCTTGACCTCATCGAACTTGCTCTTTCTGATAAGCTCATAGATGCCGAAAAGAACAAAGCGGCTTGTAAAGCCATTACGGAATATCTCGATGCTCACGGACGCGAAGATAGCTACTCGCAGGATGAGGCATGCAGCCGCAAGGAAATGCGGGAGATCGCCCAGCATGTCCTTGACGGCGAAGATTACAATGAAGCTATACAGGAAGCAAACGCCGCCGAGAAACGTGCCGAGAGCCGGACAGCGTGGCGTATCGAAGGTACTCTCCGAGAGTTTCCGAAGTTCCCGCCGCTTAATCTCTGGTTCGATTATCCCGTACACCGTGAAGACCATACCGGCGTTCTCAAAGATGCAAAGGCAGACATGGATGCTCCATGGATCAACAACTTCAAGAGCAAGAATAAGAAACCGCCGGACGAAGCAAAAGAAGAGCGTAAGCATTCATTAGAAACAGCTTATGAAACATGTCGTATTAATGGAGATGAAGTTCCGATAACAGATATTGCGGAATATCTCGGAGTTACTGAAAAGACAGTGAGAAATCGTCTCAAGGAAAGCAAAAAATTCATCGTCGAAAACGGGAAAATACATAGAAAGCCGTGCGAAGATTAAGGGAAAGAAAAAGTCGGTATTTACCGAGATTTTCTTCCGAGGGAAAAAGGGAAATTTCCCTTTCCCTCAAAGGAAGAAAAAGTCGATATTATTTGTGTTTTTCCTTACAATTTCCCGCAAGGGAAATCCGGAAAGAAAAACACGCTTTTCACCGAACTTTCTTCCGAGGGAAAAAGGGAAAGAAAATCTCGTATATTATTATATACTTATATTTTCCGCCCTAAAGGACGGGCGGAAAATAGGTATAGTAATAATCCCCCTACCCCCAGAAAGGAAAGATAGAATGTCTAACAATGCCAAACAAGAATTTTTCATGCCGATGATCCCGCCGACAGTCACACATCAGGAGCATCAGGTAAGAGTCGTAAATGGTAAACCGATTTTCTATGAGCCCGCAAAGCTGAAAGACGCTCGCGAGAAATTAACTGCTTTCCTGTGCGTACATAAACCGCTGGAAGCATATACTTGTACACTCCGTCTCGTGGTGAAATGGCTCTTCCCAATAACCGGTAAGCATTACGACGGAGAATACAAGTACACAAAGCCGGACACCGACAATCTGAACAAGCTGCTCAAAGACTGTATGACCGCCTGCGGCTTCTGGAAGGATGATGCTCTCGTAGCAAGTGAGATCACCGAAAAATTCTGGGCAGAACATCCGGGTATATATATTCTCGTGGAGGAACTGGAACGATGAAAATGGAAGATGTGACACAGGCAGTTGAGAATGAGCTTCCCGTAGTGCATACACACAACGGCGTTAGGCTCAGCGGCTATCATATCACAGGGGTTATAACCCGATATGACCGCCGGCATGGCTGGAAGTATTCACTCGAACTAATGGACAAGTCCAGATGCCTGCTCATAGCAAGACCGGAAGATGTTGATCTCGGAAAGGAGAACGAATGAGAAAAATGGTAGTTGAAGTTATTATAATCTGCATATTTGCGGCTTCTACAATACTTGCGGCGGTTCTCGCAATTCACAACATAGCCGAACTTACAGATACAAGCGTGAAATATAACAAGGCCGTGGGCGTTCAGCAGCTGCTTAAAGCTGAGATCGATACTCTCAGAGATGAGAACTTCACGCTTGAACAGGAACTTGAAACAGAACGCAATAACAGCATGGCTCTTAAGCGGATGATCATTGATTATGAAACGGCCGCAAAGACCGGGCAAGAAGATCCACTCAACGAGCTTGATGTAAATGCCAATCAGAACGACAACGTTCTGCAGGCGAATGCAGAAAGCTCAAAGGAACGTCTGCCGGAAGGTCGGACAAATGTTATCTCCGGTATGCCGTACACCACGATCACAAACAAGCGTTCAGAACAATGGGCTTTACAGCTTCAGGCATATACCGGGAAGTACGGTATCCGCTGTTACTTCGACGGAGATCACATATACTTCCTTGCCGCTATGGGAAGCGCCTACGGACGAACGATAGGAGATGCTTTCCGGGTAACGCTCAGATGCGGAACGGAGTTCTATGTGATGCTTGCGGAGTATAAGGACGACGGCTCGGATCCGAACTTCTTCGGGCATCCGACAAAGCATATCGACGGCTACGATGTTACCTGCGTTCTGGAATTCATCTATGACAAGGCAAGTATCAACAGCAAGGCACTACAAGCCGGAAACTTCTGTGTTCTTGAATGCTTCGGCGGACTTCACGGTGACGGCGGCGATATTGTGAGGATAGAGTATCTCGGAAGGAAGTGGGAACCGTGAGTTATACAGAATACATACCGCGCGACACGGTTGATAATGTGCTGTTAGAGCTTGAAGACAGGTTTAAAAACAATCCTTTTGCATTAACAGCTATGGCAATGGCAATTGATAAAATTGACAACATACCTGCCGCCGACGTAGTGCTGGCCGCAAAAGCTCACTGGATAGAAGATAGATACAATCAGGGAAAACCGAATGAATATGTAAAATGTTCCCACTGTGGTCGAGAGATTATGCACTGGGACGGCGAAATAACATACAATTACGAAAATTATTGTCCAGAGTGCGGCGCGAGAATGTACGAGGAGGAAAGCGAATGACTGAAGAAGAAATGAAAAACTTAAAAATAGAGTATGTATGTCTCGATGATGACGGTGTAGAGATTACTGGCATTGCGTATTCATACAGAAACGAAAGAGGCTGGCTTGAAAAAGCGCGTCGGCGCGGAAGTTGGTCGGGAAGCGTATGCTCAACTTGTGGAAAGAGCGTTTCGGGGTGGTATGATTACGCTTTCTGCCCGTTTTGCGGGTCGAAAAACGACGAAAGCGAGGAATAAAAAATGGAATTATGTTATTGTGAAAGATGTCATAAGTGGATTGATATTGACGATTCCTATGACGAAATCGCAATCGGCAAAAAGAGCGGCGATAGATATTATGAGATGTTGCATTTCTGTCAAGAGTGCGGAAAGAAAATGCACAAGGCTATTGAAGAGTTCCTGAGCGAAAGTGAGGACAATGACCATGCCTGAAAAACGTTTTGTAATTACTTGTCAGGAGTGTAAGTTCTTCCGGGTCTATACCGACGGAACATACGGAAACTGCACGCGCACGGTCAATCAAGGTGCGGTTTACCGGAAAACCGACTATTGCAGTTATGCCGAACAAAAGGAAGTTCCGCTTCCCGTGATTGATGATCACGATGTAAACGATCTTATCGACAAATGAAGGGAGCGGATATTTATGACAGACTGGATCCTATGCAGTCAGAAGATGCCGCCTAATACAGATCAGGTTCTCGTGTTCCTCGAAGGCTACGGGCATGATTTAGAAGAACAATACGGCTTGGCTTGGTGGAGCAAAGACAGAGGGTGGACGCTTGAAGCTATAGCATACTATGAGGGAACCCGCTTCGATATGCAGACTACCGGGCTTGAGAAATATATCACTGCTTGGTGTCCGCTGCCTGAGCCGCCGAATAAAACAGGAAGGGTAAATAATCGATGAGCAGTAAAGTAAAAGTCCGGGGCGATGCTTCCAAAGAGTTCGTAAAAACTTTTGACCGGATGTGCGGCGCCCGGTCCCGCTGGAACATCTGGAACGATTTTATTCATCTCTCGGCGTATACTATCTCGAACACGATCGATATGGTCCATAAGGAAAAACGGGAAAAGGACTATATGACGATAAGCAGCGGGTACACAAAAGAAGAGATGCTTGGATTCTCGGAACTCTTCGGAATAATGACTATGGCTCTTGAAGAAGACCCGAACCAGGACTTTCTCGGAAGCCTGTACATGAACCTAAATCTCGGAAACTCAAACACCGGGCAGTTCTTCACTCCGTACAGTGTATCAAAGGCGTGCGCTTTACTGTCGGTAGATCTCAATGAAGTTGAGCGCCGGCACTATGCAACTGTACACGACCCATGCATCGGCGGCGGAGCTATGCTGATAGGTCTTGCAAATGCTTTGCGGGAGAAAGGTATCAATTATCAGCACAAGATGATGTTCGTCGCACAGGACATAGATCATACTTGTTGCTGTATGGCTTATATACAGCTTTCGCTTCTCGGATGTCCGGGATATGTAGTCTGTGACGACAGTATCTCAAAACCCCTGACCGGTGATCCGTTGTTCGCACCAATGGATCGTGAGACCTTCATAACGCCGATGTATTGTGCGTATGAGTGGGAGTTCCGCCGGCGGTACAGGCTTATGATAAAAGCTGTTGGTATCAATGCATCGGAAAGCAACAAAAATAAAACGCCGGGGCTTGATATTCATAACGAAAAGAAGTCCGAAAAGCCAGCGAAGGACAAAAATGTCCCTGCCAAAAAGCATACTGCCGATGCCGGCAAAATGGTTCAAATGACTTTTTTCTGAAAGGAGTAATCGGATATGAATCACGATATAGACGGATTCAGAAATTATCTGTATGAAGAAGAGCTTGCGCCGAACACCATCGATTCATATACATTCGGAGTGCGTAAATTCTTTGAAAAATATGATGAAGTGACAAAGCCTAATCTGATCGAATTTAAGCAAGAGTTAATCGATAAATTCAAACCGCAGACGGTCAACCTGCGCCTGACCGCAGTTTTGAAATACTGCGAATGGAAAGATATAAACCTCAAGATCAAGCACGTCAAGGAGCCGAAGAAAACATACGTTGAGAATGTAATAACTCCCAGACAGGTAACTTCCCTTCTCGAAGGTTTGAAAAAAGACGGGAAGATGAGGTTTTATTATTACATAATCCTGTTGAGTAAAACCGGTATGCGCATCTCCGAAGCTTTGAAGGTCAAGAAAAAGGACATTGTCAAGGGCTGCGTCACGATGCCGACGAAGGCGCACTTGCGGACGATCCACTTTCCGAAAAAGCTACAAAACGACATGATGCCGCTGCTTGACAGCCTGAACGACGAAGATACAATAATGCAGAACTACTACGGTCAGCCGCTGACCAGCCGAGGATTTGCAGAGGAGCTTATAAAATACGGCAAAAAGTACGGCGTTCCGAGGAACGTACTTCATGCTCACGCATTCCGACACTTCTTCGCTATTGAGTTTCTGAAGCGGAATAACAATATAGCCTTGCTTGCCGATCTCCTCGGTCACGGGGATGTAAAGGTCACTCAGATATATCTCCGTATGTCACAAAAAGAACAGAAGGACGAAATAGACAAGGCGGTGGATTGGTAATGAGAGACGAACTCAGGAACCGTATTTGTGAAGCTCTTCACCGGCTGGGCATTGAAGCTGATTGGAACGAGGTTACAAACGAGCTTGTCATGATCCTCGACGATTACGAGATAACTCACGCCGAACGAGCCCTTGTAGTCCGGGACGAAGCTATCAACGAGCGCCTGTTGAAGAACTTCCTTGCAACAAAAGCGGTTGAAGGCTGTACCAAACGCACGGTAGATCAATATCATAGGGGCATTAAATCCATATTGAACAAAATCGGGAAGAATGCCATGGACATAACTACCGATGATATTCGATTATATCTTGCACTCAGGCAGACCCAAGATAAGATAAGCAAGAGCTTTGCAAACACCGAACTGCGATATTTAAGTACATTTTTTAACTATCTCATGAACGAAGAAGTTATTACACGCGATCCGACAAAGAAGATCAACTGCATCAAGGTTGAAAAGAAGCAGAAGAAAGCCTTTTCTGGCATGGAGCTTGAAAAGCTGCGCGGTGGCTGTCAGAATAACAGACAAAGAGCTATTATCGAAATGCTTCTTTCGACAGGCTGCCGTGTATCCGAACTGGTAGGCATAAAAATTGAGGAAATAAACGGGGAGGAAATAATCGTTCACGGAAAAGGTGAAAAAGATCGCACCGTGTATCTGAATGCCAAGGCTCAGTATGCGATAGAAGCATATCTCAACGAGCGTAAAGACAAAAACCCGTATCTATTCCCAAGGAGCAACAATTTTGACAACAACAAAAAAGGCAAGCACACGCACGATTGGTATAAATTCGCGAATGAGGTAAGTCCTACAGGTCATAACGACAAGGGAGCGATAGAAAGTTTTGTAAGAAAGCTCGGAAAAAGGGTCGGTGTTGACAATGCTCACCCACACCGCTTCCGGCGTACCTGTGCGACAATGGCACTGTCCCGAGGAATGCCATTACTGCAGGTGTCAAAGATGCTAGGACACGAGCAGGTAAATACCACGCAGATATATCTTGACATTCAGCAGGAAGAAGTAGCGGCAGCTCACAAGAAGTATGTAGTATGAGAGGCAGTGATCTATGGCTATGGCAAAGATGTGGACGGCAGAAGAATATGATCAGCTTTCCGATGAATGGGGGCAATATTCGATAAAGACGATAGCGGAAAGACATAACCGCTCACCGAACGCGATCAAGATCAAAGCGCAGCGCCGAAGCCTCGGTCAGCATCTGCTTGCTGATGACCGGGTATCGATAAATCAGATCTTCTCGGCCTTCAAAGTGCAAAGTTATACATACCTGCTTGGCAGAATGGTAAAGGCCGGTCTGAAAATACATTATCACAAAATTGACAAGGCACGGTATAAGGTCATAAAAATCGAGGAGTTCTGGGAGTTCATAGAAAAGCATCGGTCAATGCTCGATTTCTCAAAGTTGGAAAAGAACGCTCTCGGGATAGAGCCGTCATGGGTCGAAGCCGTCAGGCGTGAGGATTTTAAGCGTTGGTGTTCTGTCAAAACTAAGAACTGTCAATGGACTCAGGCAGAAGATGCCGAACTTCTCCGTCTCGTACAGATGCAGAGATATTCATATTCGGAGATCGCACATCTTCTGCACCGTTCATGCGGAGCCGTATCACGAAGACTTCACGATCTCGGCGTGAAAGATCGACCCCTGAAAGCCGATAATCACGTCAAATGGACAGATGCCGAACTGAAAACGATGAGTGATATGATAAAAGCCGGAAGCAATTATGAGAATATCGGACGTGCAATAGGCAGGTCTCCGAAGGCTGTACAAGGCCGGGTGTATAACATGTATCTCACAGAACAGCTTGACAAAGTGCGGGAGATGATGAACGGCGGCGAATGGGGCGATAATCGACCTGAACGGCAGCTGAAGCACAAGAATATTCTTCGGGGTGACGAAAAGCAAGATGTAAAAAACGGATTGAGCCGGTTGGTATGTTTACTTACATACCGATCGGAGCAGATTGCAAAACTCGAAGCGCATTACGGGTGGCAGCATAAGCAATGTTCACACTGGCACAACGGATGTGATGCGGGAGAAAGCGACTGCACCTCTTGTACGCACTTCCGCAGAAAGGAGCCGGAATGAAAGCATATAAACGCTGGCGTGGAACCGCCAACGAACGCAAGGCTATGCTGGCAGAAATCAATCGTCAGTGTGTAGAGTTCGAAAAGGCTCACGGCGTAGAACTTATGGCACGTTCTTTATGGGTCCTGCATATTTGCTTCGGATTCGGAGAAAAACGGCTGAAACAGTTCTACATGGAATACAGCAAGGAGATCGCGGAGCTTATTGAACATTACGAGCTCGATGAAACAGATGATGTATGGCTTTGCACTCGGAAGCTGAAAGACGCAGGATTTGATATTTCTTCCTGGGAAAGAGAGGGTGAAAATTGAAATATCAGCTCACATGCCCGAGATGTAAGTATGAATTCCAGTATGATAACGGGTATTACGATAAAGCTATCGCCGGATTACAAGCTGAAATAAGCGAGATGTCAGCCTATCTCAAGGAATACAAGACATGGTCTGTACAGAAAAAGCGTGATTATTCGGAATGGAGACATCAGATCATCCTTCGGCAGGAAAAGAAGATGCAGGAACTGAGAGAGCTTCGGGAATTGAGAAAGCTCTATGATCAGCAGCTTGAACATCAGCAGTATAAAGTCTTCAAAGAGCTTGTCAAGGAAAAATACGGAAATGATGTTTATCACAGCCTTCTCGAAGAAACGATGAAAATGCTGGAAGCGTACAAAATAAGCGATATGATGAAAGTCAATTATACACGGGCTGACGGGAAGAAAGTTATTTCTTCCGGGAAGCTGTAAGAAAGGAAAGGTCAATTATGGCTCTTATAATCATTTGCGTAGCGTCTATTGCGCTGCTTTTTATCACGGCCAGAGTACTGTATCATTTTACTGATTCGGATATTGCGATATCCGCACCCATAGGAACAGCGGTAGTGCCGTTTATAGGTCTGTGCACCTGCTTATTGTTTATAATTCTATCGCACAACGATTATCTCATCGAGAGCAGTAAAATTAAATACGAACAGCAGTATAAAGCCCTGACTGCGGCAATAGAGAAAAACGAACAGAATCTTATACTGCTTGCCGACGATATTGCAGAATACAACAGCGGGATTATCAACGGAAGGCGGGCTATGAATGACTTCTGGCTCAAAGACTTTAATTATGATTTCTATGAAGATCTTCCGCTGATAGATCTGGAAAGCGAGGCCGGCGATGAATGATCAGACAATTAAGGCAGACGCCGGAAAGCCCAGACTTTCACTTGTGCCGCCTGAGATTATTATTGCAATTGCTCGTGTGCGTGAATATGGAGTAAGCAAGTACGGTGCAGCTGAAAGCTGGCAGAAGGTTGAGAAGGATCGCTATAAGGATGCACTGTACCGTCATTGGCTTGAATACCTGAAGGATCCCACAGGAACTGATAGTGAAAGCGGCTTGCCGCATTTATGGCGTCTTGCCTGTAATGTTGCATTCCTCTGTGAACTTGAACGAAAGGACTTAATGAACCTATGATGTGTCGGCACCCTAAGACAACAGTTACCGAACATACTTGTAGGGAGCATACTATGACAGCAAAAGAATATCTTAACCGTTACAGAGAACTTGACGATACCGTGAACAGCAGATTTGAAGAACTCGACAGGTGGAAAGCTATTGCTACAAAGTCATCGCCGCCTCAGAGATATGAGAACTGCGGCATGAACTCAGATAAAGTGGGAAAGGCAGCAGCCGAGATCGCAGATCTGCAGAATAAGATAGACGAAGATATTATTCAGCTCATAGAGATGCGGGAAGAGATACGCAAAACAATAACAGCGGTAGATAACCCACGCTTGCGGACATTGCTTGAAAGATATTATATATGCCGCAATACATGGGAGAATATTGCTGAAGCTTTCGACTGCAGCGTTCGCACAGTATACTACTGGCATCACAAGGCTTTGAAAAAAGTTGAAGAAATTTTAAAAATTTCATGATTTTGCATTGAATTGCAGTATATATGTGTGATATGATTAGAATGCGAAGAAAGCATAGAGGAATACCTTTCAAGCGGGATTGAGCCAGTTTTTCATTTCTTTTCTTTGTGGACGATTACTCCTTAGGCGGAAAGCCTCTCAGCAATGAGGGGCTTTTCGTCTGTCTTTTTTCAAGGCAGGTGTGCGGAATGCTCAAGGCGTGTGCTAAATGCGGGAAAATACATGAGAAGAATTATATTTGTATGCCGAAAGCTGTACCGAAAAATCATCGGAAATATACAAGAGACACACAGGCAGACAAGTTCAGAAATACGCAGACTTGGAGAAGGAAAGCCGAGGAAATAAAAAGTCGTGACTTTCACTTGTGCAGGATATGCCTGATAAATCAGTACGGCACGAAGCATCAATACAACAGTCACAAGCTGTCAGTGCATCACATAGTGTCGCTGTCAGAAGACTTCGGCAAGCGTCTCGACAATGGAAATCTT